TAATACTTGAGTTTGATTCAACTGGATTGGTAAAAGAAATTGGATATGCCTTATCTTCAGAGTTTATGAAAGATGCTCCAGAGGGAACTACTTCTCAGGACAATTTTCCAGTATATCTTGAGAGACATCAATCGCACAATAATGCAGTCGCCACTATCTCATCAAAGACAAAAGAGTGGTATTGGTTATCAGATACTTGGTACAATGAAATATCTGTATGGGAACAACAACCAAAGGCAGTGCATGGTGCCACCATTATCACTGCTGGGCATGATGGAACTAAGTTAGAATTAGTATATGGTTTAGATTAGATATTACTTACACTTCCAGAATTACTGGTAGTAAACTTACCTTGATTACCTCCAGCAGTTCCTCCTCCTTGGCCTCCTTGACCAGTTCTACTGCCTCTATATCCACAACCCTGTTGATCTCCGCCACCTTGACCGCCTTGATCTCCTCCTTGACCACCCTGAGCGTTTGATTCATAAGTACCACCGCTGCCTCCGTTTCCGCCGTCTCCTCCTTTACCGCCTGCTCTGCTTCCTCCATTACTGCCACCTTGACCACCAGCACCACTTCTCTCTGCACTAGTCTCGACATCAACAAAAGCATTATTTCCATTCCAGTAATATCCCGCTCCTCTACCTCCTACTCCGCCATTACCACCGCCACCGCCTGCTCCTCCATTGTTTGAACAGACACGATAAGAACTATTACAGAACCAACCTCTACATCTTCTACCTCCGCCGTGACCACCGCCACCACCAGTGCCGCCTTTGCCGCCACCGCCGCCTCCGCCGCCACCGCCTTTTACACGATTGTTTTTGTGGTCATTAGACATTTTAATTGGCGATGAAACGTGCATAGCAACGTATCCTGACTTACCATTACCTTTATTTGCATCTCCACCCTCGCCTGCATAACCTCTGACACAAGGACTATTGGTAGTATTGTTGACATAAACTTCAATGTCTCCTTGACCACCAGTATTGAATCTTAACGCTGGACTTCCGTTTGCTGCTCCAACATTTCCATTAAGATTAAGTGTTTTCTTAAGTGTAGATGTCCACAAATCTCCAGTAAATACTTCATATCTTGCCTGTAGATGTTGCCAGTTACCATTACAGTCTGCAGCAACAGCAGTGGTTACAGTTCTAAAGTTACTGAAAGATATAACGCCACTTGTAGGAACATTGGTGTTCAAAGATATGTCTCCAACTGCTTGCCCACGATAGTAACCACTAATACTATTACCGCCACCCAATTCTGTCTTTAGATCACTAAAGGGAATACCACCACTCTGGAACTTTTGAGTATAATATAAATTCAGAGTACCATTACCAACAGGACCTGATGTAAAATCTTCATACACGTTGTTCGATACGTCAGAGTATATCTTAGATACTACACTATCATAACTCATATCGTACATGGCATTATTATCCTCCATGTCAATCACTATGATCTCTGATGCCCCGTAGTGAGCAGACACACCTGTCATATATTTCACACAGTCTTTTAAATCATTATTACTTGTAAACTTTACGCCATTCCTTCTTATGATAGGGTTGACAAATACTACACCCTCTGACCATTGGTCATTGGCAGTGTTAAAGAAGTAGTTTATATCTGATTGCTCTGTTATAAAGTCGTCACTTGATGGAACTATGTGTATTCTCTTACCGCCCTGAGTGGTTCTAGAAGGGTCATAATCATCATCATAGTACCAAATCCTACAATAGAAGTCTCCTACAGTTGCCAGTGTCTTATAGACCTTATCATGCTGGCACATAACCCTTGCTACAGATGGGTTTAACTCATTCCTCTGTAGTTCGGGATTGTTTTCAATCTCGTATTCTATTCTTTCTTGATCGGCACTATAATGTTCGTAATCCATATAAGTAGTGATACCTTGCCAATTCTATTTATTGTGGTATAATATATAGAGTAAGTGCATCAAAATTATGAGTCATAAAGAAGATCTGACTAAGAGAGCGAATGATCTACAAGTAGAGATACAAGAGTTGAGTAAGACCTTTGAACTCAAGAAAGAGGAGTTTCTAAAGGTACAAGGCGCTTTAGAAATGCTTCAAATCTTAGAAAATGAAAAAGCAAGTACAGAAACTTGATGATTTAATTATCAAAAAAGAAAACCCAAGACTATACAAACAGATGTACAGTACAAAAACTGTCCACTGTTGCCCCAAATGTGGACATTTGTTTGTATAATGAAGATAATCATTTTAATAAGATGAACAATGAACCCGCTAAGTACAAAATAGACAGGGAACTATTTGAAAAATTTAGAAAGGAATTTGAGAAAGGCAAGAAACCAATTATCAGAAACCTTCTTTCAAAAAGTCCTGAGTTCATTAACAATCTTTTAAAATGACAGTTGACAAGTGAAAACTATTCGACTATAATGAGAACATAGATCCGAACTTTGATGTCACCTTGAGGGGAGACAGGACGAGAAAGGGCAATTATCCACAATTATCATGAACAAACGAGGCATTGGTTTCGGTTTTCAAACCTCCCAAGCAGAACGCAAGCAACCTGTAGGAAGTATTGCATACGACAGGTATCTTAACAAACAAGTTATTGTTAGAGACGATTCAGTACAAAGAGAAAATGTCTGGGCAGATATTCCAGGCAAACAAGAAAGTTTTTTAAGTCATTGCTGTACAGGAGATACAGATGACACAATTTTTCATATCGTAGATATAGAAGCGACTATTGCGAATCTATCTAAGAAGAACTTATCAAAGAAGAATGTTAAGTATCTAAAAAGATTAAAAGAGTTCTTTGCGAAAGGTTTTAAATACCTCCACATTGATGGCGGTAACAGAACAGATACACTTCAAGGTTGGTATGAGAACAGAATACCACTTCAGTATCAAGAGCACTCTGTTTACTCAAAGAGAGGGCAGAAATGGATTCACTTAGATCTAGTAGAAACTAAGGACATAAAGAAAGGTCTTAAACCAAAGTACACCAGAGATACATTAATCTCTCTTGGTGGCGACTATGAGTTACTCGCATATTGCATAGATGATTCTCAGTTCATGTTCAAAATTTACTCTGACATGGACGAAGATCAGAGAAAGAAGAAGTTTATTGTTCTTAATGCTAATGAGGACTTGAACAGAGAGGAAATGAGAAATTGCTCTCTAACAGATTGGTGTACTTATGTCAGAAACTTAGGTAAGCAGTGGAAGGGTTTATTCCTTGCTGACAAACTTATTGAACCTAAGAACGCAAAGAGATTCAAATTCAACGGCACACTCTCTGCCTTGGGTAACTCTTATGTAAACATGGAGAGTAAAAAACTATCAGTTGATTCATTTAGTCCTACCATTCTTGATGAAGATTACGAAGAGGGAACTATTGCTAACAGTAAGGTCACAGAAAGTATGAAGGACTTTAATGATCAGTTCAATAGATTTACTGTCTTTATTGACAAGTATGTCAAGGGAGAAACTAATCTCAAGGACAATTATGAGTGGAATCAGAGAAATGTTTGGGTAGACTTTTGGTATCTATTTGTTTACGTTGAGAAGGTTCTTAAGTATAAGATTCCAAAGCAACAATATGGCAACTTATTCAATACTGTTATGACATGGTATGTCGATAAAAAGAAGGATAAGACACATGATGCTTTTGGAAACCCATATCCAATTCAAGATGGCAAGGCATTCACTAACGTTTACAACACCACTGGTACAAATGGAAAGTCAAACTTCTCTGATTACATGGGATTGTTTGGTGCTAATACCCTATACAAGTTGAATCACAGATTTAAAATAATTACTGATGTAATTGTGCCTATGCTTCAAGATAAGGGTATCATCAAGAAATCTAGTCAGTACAAGAGGGAGTTTGATTACAGTTACAGGCAACTTCTATGGGAAGATCAAGGAGGCAAGTGTGCTCTTACTAGAGATCAAAATGGAGATCAAATTCCAATGACTCTAGATGAGGCACTAGACCCATCATTAACTGAACTAGACCACATTATACCTTTTGATATTTGGTTGAGTGAAGGTAGAGAAGGGAGTCCTACTGTTTACGAAAACTGTCAGTTGGTATTCACATCAACAAACAGGAGTAAAGGCAAGAAAATGGTTGACTCTATTACAGTATGATAGAAGTTTACGATAACTTTTTACCTGCTGAGGTTTTTACGCCCATCAAGGATTATGTCTTTGGTGGGCGTATGCCTTGGTACTATTCGCCTACCTCTGTCATGGAAGGCGATGATTGCCCACAATTTTCTCATGCCTGTTACATAGACTCTGAACCAATATCAGATGTTTATGGTATAATTAAACCAGTATTCGCATCACTTAACCCATTTGCTATACACAGAGTTAAGTTTAATGCTACGCCAAGATCAAAAGATATAAAATGGAAACCATTACACGTTGATGTTTCAGGTCCCCAAGATGAAAAGGGAAACTTCACTGACATACCAAACTATCATATATGTGTCTTATATTTCAATGATAACAATGGATATACATATTTTGAGGACGGACAAAAGATAGAATCAAAAGAAAACAGGGCAGTGATATTTGAAGGAGATTTGCTTCATGCAGGCACATCATGTACCGACACAGATTTAAGAGTTGTTCTCAACATAGACTATTGTAAATGGAATTGACATGGATTTATTTCCTACACTATTAGAAGAGTATGATCTATCAGGTGCGCCTGGTCTAGATTATCTGAAGAAACATATCAAAGAGAATGGCAAAAATAATGAACATTCACTTGCCGTCAATGGTGTGAGTTCTCATGGTGGTTGGGACCCACTAGATGATGAGAATTGCAGACCAATTATTGAAGTTTTACATGAGTGTTTAACAGACTATAATCATAAAATAGGAAACTATCCTACAATAGTGAGTGGTTCATGGTATAATATACTTCCAAAAGGGGGATTCACAGCACCACATCGCCATGAGTCTAGTGTGATTAGTGGTGCCTTTTACCTTCAATTACCAGAGGGAGATCATGGACAGTTTTATGTCATGTCGCCACTCAAACCATATATGATGTGTATTCATAATATACAACCCACACAATATTGTGTATATGAAATGGACATACCAATTAAGGAAAATCATTTATACCTATTTCCTTCTTGGTTAGAACATGGTAGTAGGGTAAACAATACTGATGAAGATAGGATTACTATGAGTTTCAATACTTCAGCAGCACCAAGAGAAATGTTACCTGACTCATTCTTAAAGGAAGTTTGGGGACCCAATGGGTTAGGTGCCAAGAAAGGTGCAAGTTGATGAAGGTGGTTGACATATTGCCATTAAAATTAGGTGCAGTATTATATCCTGAGCATGAGAAAGTTAAGTCGTTATTGATTGATGAGATTAAAAGTCATGGTGATGAATATGAACATAAAAAAATAGATGCTGTCACCAAATCACTTGAACATTTAGATTACTATTCGCCGTTATCAAATGATAAGTATAAAGAGTTTAGAGAGTGGATAGAACTACAGGCAGAGATATATGCCAAGGACATACTAGGTTATGATACATCTGATTTTATATTGACAGACAGTTGGTTAAATGTGTGTGATAGTGGTGGTCGTCAAAATCCCCACTTTCATATAAATGCTGTTGTGTGTGCCCTATATTATATTAACTTTGATGATGGAGTCCACGCTCCAACATATTTTTATCGACCTAACAACAGTATGAACTATCCAAACTACTTTGCATATATGTTGACAAACCAAAAAGAAACAAAGTATAATTATATTAATGAAGTTATAGGAGTTGAAGGTTCGTTGTTATTGTGGCCTGCTAATACTTGTCATGGATATACAACTAACTATGGTAATAACAGAATAACAGTATCAAGTAATTTGATGCCTAGATATGTCAATGAGGTTAGGATTGAACCACTAACAAAAGAAGAGAGACACACTGCCATGACAACATCTAGGTCTGGTAAACTATGGGATAACCCTAATTTATAATATGGAAGTCGTAAGCATACTACCAACGCCCGTTGCCATTATACCTTGCCCTTTCCACGATAGGGTAAAGGAAACTATACTGGCGGAGATAGAAGAACAAAAGATAAATCAGTTATCATACAATACTAATTCAAAAGAATTAAAACACGTTGGTCACTACTCAGTTATACATGATGATATAAAGTATGGTAGATTTAGAAATTGGTGTGAACAACAGGCAGAACACTATGCTAAAGAGATTAAAGGAGATTATATACAGGAGACAGTACAAGTAACTGACAGTTGGTTTAATATAAGTGACAAAGGTGGGTATCAACACCCACATTTCCATAGTAATTCTTATCTATCCTGTATATACTATGTAAACTTTGATCCAGAAAAGGATCATGTCAATACACACTTCACTAGAGAGGAGAGTTTATATTTTCCTGTAATGCCTGCTCTAGGATTGATGAGGAAAAAGTTTACTGACTACAATCAGGACAATCAAATACAGGTGAATGAGGGTGAATTAATGATTTTCCCTGCTCAAATCATACATGGATATAATAACAACGAGGGTTCTAATAGAATCACACTATCAATGAATATGATGCCTACAATCGTAACCAATGGAGACTATGGTTGGCGATGTACCAATCTATCCCCACAGGAGAGAATGAAGGCATTTGATACAAAAGAAAACTTGACAAACAATAATTGATATACTATAATATGGACAGGGAAACAAAATGATCTTAGTTATCATTTTTGTTTCTCGCACCCAATTATATTATTGCCATGAGAAATAGTGAGTATGGTACTGGCATGGACATTGCTTTGAATCAAATGAGCAAGACAATGCAAAAGTATGCAACAGTTGGAGTCTTTGCTCTTATTGGATATTATATCCATAAGTTGACTAGACGTAAAACCGCACACTATCATACAATGAGGACTAAGAGTGGACAGTTGAGGTAGTGTCACACTGCTGGTTGCATTATTCTCACAATGGAGTAATATAAGAATATGAGAGGGAAGGTTTTGTGTTTGTTACCTTCCCTTTCCCTTTTTACAACAAACAACAATTATTATTATGACATTGGCAAACTCAATCCAAAAGACAGAGATTCTTAAGTGGACACAGGAACTATGTAGATGCCTAGAGGCACAGTACAGGAACTATTCTTTGAGATATGTCATGGATAGTCAGAATGGCAATGACAAGTATCTACAAGAGAGGGCAAGAAAAATTGAGAATGATGAGGAGTGTATCAAATTCACTATCACATCAGGTAAGAAATACTTTAAGATCATTCAGAATGATTACAGAAATGGTAAGTATGAGAGTGCAGGGGTACACGCCTTTGTTGACAAATCTACAGGAGAAGTTTACAAACCTGCTTCATGGAGAGCGCCTGCTAAACACGTTAGATTTGACATGAGAGATCAAAACCAACGTGAGTATATGTATGCTAATTGCGATTGGGCAGGCGGTTATCTCTACATGAGATAATCTATATCATTCTAAATAACTAAAAAGAATAAATTATGGGTTACGATTCACTTACATCAGACACAGAGACACTAACTAAGGTTAAGTTACAGCAAGTTGATCGACTAAAGAAACAACTAAATGCGGCAATGAGAACCATAGGTAATCTTGATGAAAGATTGACTTCACTTGAGTCAATGGTTCATGCTGCCCTACTCAAACAGCAAGATGACATCAAGGCACTTATTATAGAGGTCAATGCTTTAAAAGGTAACAAAGAGTATGAGGTTGCCTCAACTAAATTTGACATGGAAGCAAAACCCGCTGAGATACCAAATGCGCCTCCAGTTGGATAACTGGCACACATACAGTTGCAAACAATTTTACATTATACTATTATATGAAAGTAAACAAACAAAAAAAGATTATGGATTTTGAATTGGAATTTGATGAATTTGATGGACAAGAGCAAGATGATTGGTTGATGGACATTAACGGAGTCAGAGAAGAATTTGACCCAGAAACTCAAAAACTATTGGCACAGTTCTAAAACTGTCACAAGACCCTTGCAAGGGTCTTTTTTTTATTCTATAATATGATTATTGAGACAATACACAATGAAACTTAGAGATCAT